CTTTACAAAATCATAGATAATGGTATTCTAGTTGCTCAAACCTGATTTTTGGGGCGAATTATGTTTAATAGAAAGCTAGAAAAGGAAAATACCATGTATCTAATAGACTTAGCACGTGTGCAATTGCCCGATGCTGAACTTCAAGCCGCTATCGCATTGCGCGAGAGTAAAGTTGCACGGCTCAAGGAGCAAATGGGTAGCAAATACCGTCTCCATCCAGATAACGTCGTCCGTTTACCACGGCCCACGCCTCATTTCCTGTTAAAAGAGAACAATGATAATGGGTAAATTTGAAAAAAGATTTTGTGCTATTTTGGCAATCATAATGTTTGGGTCGGCTTTTTACGCAATGTATTACAACTATCAGCATAGGCATCATGAAGTTGATTGTGTGTGCGCTAGACAAGGAGGATAACGAATGAAATATACCTTCGACACCGACCTGTTGTCCGACCTTTATAAAGACGCTTACGGCTTCCGTCCTGACGTCGAATACTTTAAGGCCTGGAAGGAATACCCCGACGATTTTAAACAAGTCATTTGGGACAGATTACTGGTCGACCTTGCGTCGGCCGTAGAAGCAGACAAGGAAGAGGAGCAATATGAGTAACATAATAGAAATGACAGCGGAAGAAATGAAAGAGTGGCTTAAGAAATCTTCTCCATCAACAAAAGACCTTATCAACAGCCCTCCGCATTACACCAGCGGAGGGATTGAAACGATAGATTACATGGAGGCCAAGTCCACCCCTGAGGAATTCAGAGGGCACCTACGACTATCGGCACTCAAGTATCTATCCCGCGCAGGCCTTAAAGACGACACACTCAAGGACTTAAAGAAAGCGCAATGGTATATCAATGCCCTCGTGGAATTCATAGAAGACAGCACGGATAAACCATAGTAAACTACGTCAATGGACGACGAAAAACTCATGCAGATAGTAAGGATTACCGTGGACGGGATAACGTATCCCATGTTCGCTCCCGTTATTTGCAAGGAAGACGAAGAAGTAGGCGAAATTCAAGACCTAGAATTCGGTGAAATAGTCATCATGAAACACATCGTATCTTGCCTACTTCATGGACTGAATAATACGGTGCAATAGGGGTATTTAGGTAACTTATTACGGCCAAAATCAGGAAAAATTTTACAGAGACCTTCGAATTCATTCGGGGGTCTCTTTTTTTATAAGTAGCGTTTTGAAAAATAGACGTAATGTAACGTAATGGGTGTTTTTGCTTAAAAAATAGGCAACTTTGCTTAAAAAATAGGCAATTTTTAGAGTGCGTTTTTAGTGGGAAATGAGCCCAATGGCTTGGTGCGTGGGTCTTGGAGGGTTTTGAGTGTATGTGGGTGAGTGGATCATGGACCACGGACCACGGAGCAATTAATGCATTCTATATAAGGTAGCGTTTTGAAAAAAAAAAAATCAATTCATTTTTTTTAAAATTTGACGTAATAGACGTAATGCCGTAATAAGCCAGTCGTAGCAAGGGTTTCAAGCATTACGTCTGCATTACGTTGAAATCACAGACGTAATGAAATATCAAATTTATATGGGGTGCGCGCGAGACTTAATTTTGGAAAAAATAATTTCTTTTTTTTGGCTAAAAAGGAGTAATGAAAGTGCTTTTTTGGACGGATTGAAATCAGCATTTGAATCCCTTGACATCTGTTTGGCAGTCCTTGTTATTTGTGTTACATTATCGGGTAAGATTTGGTATAAGAGGAGAAAGTGATAATGCCGTCGAAGGATGAAGAAGTAAAACTAACGGGAATAACACCAAGACAACATGTTGTTCGCCATAGTGGCAATGGAAGAGCCAAGTATCCATTTAAGGCAATGATAATAGGTGACTACTTTACTGTCAGCTCTGCCGAAGAGGCTATTAACATACGAGGCGCTTTAAAATCGTTTTACAGAAGGATAGAGAATAGGCGCTTCACTGTTCGCCAGCCTATCGAGAATGATTACATATGGATTTGTAGGAGGGTAAGCTAATGGCCGCAAAGGATGTTTGGAATGTCCCGCCCATCTTGGGGGATAAATTGCAGAAGAGACTATCTAGTAATGTAGGCTCTTTACTTAGTCAGAAGAAGAAGTTAAACGGCCGCGAGTGGAAGTTTGTGCAAGAGCTGGTATCAGGTGACGGTCAAGTCACGATGAAAGAGTGTGCCATCCGTGCTGGCTTTAGTGAGAAATCTGCAAAGGTCACGGCATGGAAGCTTACCAATCCTGAAATCTGTCCGCATGTAGTCGCCGCGATCCAAGAGTATCGTGCAGAGTTAAATGCAAAGTATGGCACCAATTACGATAGGCACATGAAGGATTTGCAGTTGATACGGGATAAGGCATTGGAGGCGGGTGCATTCGGTGCGGCTGTATCTGCTGAATATCGTCGAGGCCAAGCACTTGGAACCATCTACATCGAGAGAAAAGAAGTTCGTATCGGAACCATCGATAGCATGAGTAAGGACGAAGTAATGCGTAAGCTTGAGGAAATCAAACGCATCTATGGCGCTCCACCTCAAACCATTATTGATATGGAACCCATCGATGCAGTAAAAACCATCGAGGTAGAACCGGCATTTGACGCAAACGAGGTAATTGAGAATGGCAATAAAACCAGAGGCGGGGCTATACAAGCGGCTGAAAGAGAATCTACCGGAGGCGCACATCACGAGGATAGAATCGAGAGTGAACCTAGGGATACCGGATTGTCTGATAGCGCTGAATAAGACTAGGTTTGTAATGGTGGAGCTGAAGGTGGTAAAGCGTGGTAAAAAAGTCGCGCTTAGTCCCCATCAAGTCGCCTTCCATCTGAAGCATGCCAGCTTAGGCTGTCCCACTTATATCTTGGTGCAGTATCATCCGGCCGGCACAACATCTGCATTAAAGGCAGAGCTGTTGCTTTATGACGGTAGCCAAGCAGAGGATTTGCTATTGCGTGGCGTGGAGTGTATACCAGCTGAAAAATGGCCGCTATCGCATGTGCAATGGCATATGTTTAGGCATGCTTTAACCGAGTAAAAGAAAAGGGGCTTAGCGCCCCTTTTTTATTTCCCTCCAAATATGTTTGCAAATAACAACATCGATAGTAGTCGGAATATCGTGCTAATTTTAATAGGCGACTCCGGCTCTGCTGGCTTGGCCACTATCGATGCTCGCTCGCGTCTTAATCGACGACGCCGGTCATGCGGGTGTTCTCTTGTCATAGCGCGCCATCAGTATCCTCAATAGCATATAAATCATCAATATCACCAAGATAGCCATCACAAGCATGTTCTTCATCAAGGGGGCAATTACCTCCGCAGTATTTGCAAACTAACATATCAGTTTTCATTTTAATATCCTTTATAAATTCGTATTGCCTCGTCTTCTAGACTATCGCTGAATCCATTGCCTATGTCGCTAAAACGAACGGCAAGGCCTTCCTCGTCCACTATTCGCAAAAGCTTAACCTCGTATAAGGTAGGACTGTCTCCGGTGCCGTAGCCGTCGTAGCATTCGTCCACATCGGCCGTTACTAAATACCCACTATGTTCAAAATCAAAGCTCATAATAATCTACCTTTCGTATGCGTCTAAAAAATCGTTAACGGCCTCTTTCACGGTCTCGCCATCGTAGCTGGTGGATATAATCTCGGTGCAATCGTCATCTGAAAGCTCATAGCCTAAATTGGCGGCATAGGCCTTTAATTCGTCAAATGTCATCTTGCACCTCCTCTACATACGCGGCATTTTCTGTTTCATAGCGATACTCTTTTGCACAAGCCAAGGCGTCTTTCTCATTATCAAAGGTGCCTAAGCATGTGCCGTTATGGTTGTATGCATTAAATGTCATCTTGCACCTCCATTAGTTTTTTTACATCAGTATCAATTAAGCATGCCACTTCGTCCCTAAGAGCGCCTTCTGAAAATTCATTGATTAATACGCCTGTTTCCTCGTCGTATATCCCTATCGTTACATCGTAATACCATTTTCTAGTTTTCATCTTAAGCTCCTATACATCGTATTGTTGATAAATGACTAATACACCGGTATTAGTTGAATGGTTAAACGGCAGCCAATTGTAGTGCCGGCAAAAATACCCTCCGGCCTCTTGGTGTGTCTCTGCATAGTAATTGGTAGCAAAAAAATCCTCTATTCTATCGGCCGTTATGTCCGCCTCGAAATCCTCAAGCTTTAAGTATAAGTCTTGCCCATCTACGCCCAAGGGTATCGTCCCTATGCGCGTCACTTTTATTGTGTCCAAGCTTGGCACCTCCACGATCCTAAAATCATCTCGTCCGGTAAAGTCCTCTATGTTGCCGGCCTTTACCTCCTCTTCCATCTCTTCTAAAAACTTGTCCAGCTCGTCCCATGCGCTTTCCTCACTATCGAACCTAGTAGGCTGGCCATCATCGCTCCATGTATTAGTCCAGCCGCCACATAGGCAATACTCTTGCACTTCGAATTTAGCCATATCACACCTTCCCTTTCACTAGCGCATAAATCAATGCCAGTCTATCTGTCGTCATATTAAATAAAGCCGCCCCAAAATACTCTTCTATATCGCTAACAGTCCGAGCGGGTAATGCCTCCCTTATTGTTAGCTCCATCGCGTCTAGCATGGTCTCGGTCATATCACACCTCCAATTAAAAGTAATGCTGTCGTCAAAGTAATTGCCCATAGGCATATCGTGAAAGTCTTATCGGTCATGGGTAGCCCTCCTCTAATACTGTATCGCCCTCTTCATCTATAACCCATGCCGGATTAAAACTCCACTCCCATTCCAATGGGTAAGTATCGTCCGTAATGTCTACCTTAGTTCCGCTGTATTGCTCGCGCCCTAGGGCCTCCTCCGGCGTATCTGCCTCCACTTCAATCGTGGTCATCAGATAGCGGCAAATCTTATATTTAGCCATGGTTTAATCCTCTAATTGAATTACATCGGTTACGGTCCAGCCATCAAAATCAACTGGTTTCCACTCGCCGCCATCGGTATCGCCGGCAATTTCAATGGCTTGCTCCAATGTATCGGCCTCCAGCTCAATCCGTAATATGGTCACA